GGAGGAACGATGTAGACTATATGCCGATGTGGGCAGACTACAGCGAACCTAACCTACCAAGCCGAATAGTCTGGTATGGCATGGATAAACGACCAGTAGGGCATGGCACAGACAGAGCAGTATGCGCGCAACGCTACGGACTAGCAGCAGTTGCAGTCATGCGGAAGTGGCATTTTGAAGCCTGTAACGGATACTCCAATACTTATTGGGGATGGGGTTACGAGGACACAGATCTTGCTAAGAGGCTCGAATCAGTCGGAATACCCCTAGGGTACAAGGATGGTACTTTTATCGCCTTAGATCACGATTCTAACGGCTACGATGCCAACGGAGAGTCCGAGGCAAGCAAGGCAAACGCAGAACGATTTAAGCATAGGGTTTACCCTGATATGGTAGATGGACTTAGCACATTAGGTGCTACAGTTGTTTCCATAGAACAGCATATCGCAAGAGGCATGGCAGATGGAGAGCAAGCACCTTTATTGTGGTGCAAATATAACCTAGAGGATCTATATGAAAATGTCTAAGGCTCAGAAAAAGATTGGCAAAGTAATGGGCGAGTACAAAGAAGAAAAGCTACATTCTGGCAAGGGCGGTAAGGTCGTTAAGAACCCTCGCCAGGCGATTGCAATTGCTATGTCTGAAGCCGGTAAGTCTGCTCGATACAAAAAGTGAAGATTAGAGAAGCTGCAGGAGTCCTAGAACGGATTGGTGTAGCAGGGTATAACAAACCCAAAAAGACACCTAGCCACCCTACTAAAAGCCATGTCGTAGTCGCAAAAGAAGGCGATAAGGTAAAGACAATACGCTTTGGTCAGCAAGGAATGACAGGTAGCCCACCAAAAGAAGGTGAGTCGCAAGCTGACAAGGCAAGAAGAAAGTCATTTAAGGCAAGACACGCTAAGAACATAGCTAAGGGCAAGATGAGTGCAGCGTTTTGGGCAGACAAAGTTAAGTGGTAATAAATAAAGGATAAATATGGCATCTTTGATAGACAAACGAAATCCATTAATGGACATCGTAAACTCTATTGCCAGAGGTGCGCCACAGGCAGTAACAGGATTTGTAGATTTAGCAGCATTGCCATTTACTGTGTCTGGTTTATTAGAGCCAAAAAATGTTGTTGGATCTACAGAGTATTTAACACAAAGAGGTTTATTGCCAAGACCATCGCAAAGTCTTTTAGGGCAATCTACAGAAGCTATATCTGGTGGATTAATTCCAATTACTCCATCTGCTGTAAGAGCAGCGCAACAAGGAATAGAAAGCATTACTCCGGCAATTAATAAGCAATATGAGCAAGTTCGTAGACAGTTTGCAAACCCTGTATTTAACACAGAGGTAGCTGTTACAAATCCAGCATTATTGCAAAATGTAGATTTAAATAATCCTGTAGGAATGGCATTGTCTAGAGAAAGACTTAATGCTGCTAGACAAGCAACCGGCAGTCAATATGCCAATGCACCAATGTCAGCATCACAAGGAGCATGGCAAGGAACACAAGGATTTGAAGCAAATCCAGTATTTATGCAGGAATTACCTACAAGTAAAGGAATGGTAAAAGACCAAGACTATATGAAATATATAGCCCAAACATCTGAAAATTTAACTCAGGATGCTAATGCTGTAGCAAGATTTGTTCCGTTTTTATTAAATGACACAATTCGATCAAACGCTGCAATTATTAAAAATGTAACTCCAGAACAGTTAAAAAAACTAGGAGAAGCTGGTTTAACTAACGAAATGGTAATAGCAGCAAGACCTGGTAACAAAGCATTGGTTATGGGTTTTGATGATGAGCCTGGCAAAGTTCCACAATTGATTAAAAAGATCAAAGAAATTGTGCCAGATGTAAAGTTTGAAACTGGTATATCAAAACAAGATGTAGACCGAATCTACATGGTTAGAAAGCCAGATGAATTTGGAACTCCAACCTATGCAGATTTCGGTGCTACACCAAGACAGTCAGGATTGCTTGATACGCTGGATGAAAGATTGAGGCAAGAAAGTTATTGATAAATCGTTATTCATAACATTTTGTTTATCGTTTAAAAAACTATCAATAATCTTTTTCTTTCCTAATGTTTCTACTTGGTTTTTAGATCCTATGTTGTTTAATGTAGATGGATGCTTTTCTGCGTATTGATCTGCTGCAATATATGCAAGCTCACAAGCATAAGAAGCAAGTTCTACAGATTTACAAATAGGAACATTACCAGTTTCCCAGTTTATGTAGCTAATCCTATGAACCCCCAATAGTTCAGCAGCTTTCTCTTGGGTGATTCCTAGTCTTATGCGCCATTGTTTTAAATCAAAAGTCATGTTACCCCCTAGACACAAAGTCAATGTAGCGTTTTGTAGTATGTCCATCGGGCAAATGCTCAGGAGCATCGAGAGTAGGCAATTTATCAGCATAAGCCAGTAAAGGCTCATAAAGACCTAATGCTTCTCTCCATGTATCTTGTTCACTAAAACCCCTGCGGACACAGGAATAAATGCAGTCAGTACGATATAGAAATGGTTTCATTTAGATTCTCCCAATAGTTTTGAAATTTGTTTATCCAGTTCAATAATTCTTTTTTTAACTCTAGCAATTTGAACTGGGTTGCGACTTTGATTTAAAACAACCTGCTGCCAATACAGGCTGTTTTTTAGTAAGTTAATATTCATGCGTAAGCAGTCCAATGTGATGATTCATAGATTGGTTTATTGCTAACTACAGCAACAGGCTCAATCTTGTAAGCATTAGCAAAACTGTAAATTTTGATATAAGCACTAGATTTTGTAGAACTTTTTTGAATCAGTTTCTTAAATGGTTTGCCAATAAACTGGTTAGTTGCTGGTACACAATTACCTTGTAAAAAGCCATCTTCCTCAGATAATTGAGCAATTTTGCAAAAAGTAGCTGTTTTGTTGCTTACAGACAACACTTGATAGTAGTCAATATTGGTTTGATCGTAACCCCAAGAACTACGGAATACATCGCCAACCTTGACACCATGATTAGCAGATGCTTCTTTGGCTTTAGCTTTGCGTTCTGCTTTGCGGTCTGCCCAAGCTCTAACATTGTTAAATGTCTTGGTTACTTCTGCTAGGCGTTGTTCTGCATTTTTAAACCGATAATGCCATGTAGGATTAACTGCACGACCTACAAAGCATAAACCGCCTATTGTTGGTGATTCTTTGTAGTAGATTTGAATACCTAATTCTTGGTCATCCCAAGATAATTCGTAGCCTTCTGGGATATAGCGTTGAGTGTTCTTCATTTGTAATGCTCCTTAACTGTTTAGCCCCATTTATGAATCGCTAGGCAATTAGTAAATAAATCAGCGATTAAGTATTAATGTAATGAAACGCTACACAAAAAGCAATAGGAAAATACAAATATTTTAAAGTGTTGTAGAATAGCAACATCATCAACCATCAACCCATAGGGAATGGAATGGAAAACTCTACAGAAAACAACAATCTACAAGTTGAGCCAACTAATAAAGGTGGCGCACCTACAGGCAACCAGAATGGTAAGAAGGGAAAACTCTTTTACGATGCATTAAGAGTAGCCTTAGTACAAGAGGATCGAAAGAAACTCAGGAACATTACCGAGAAGCTAGTAAAGTCAGCAGAAGCCGGAGAGCCTTGGGCAATCAAGGAAGTCATGGACAGGATAGATGGCAAGCCTGTTAACACTACCGAACTAAGCAATGCAGAAGGTGGAATCTTTAAGATGGTGGTCGCTTGGGAGAAGTAGAGTACGCAGATGACGAAGTAAAAAGAGTAGTCATCCCTTACAAGCCAAGAGAACCACAGTTACAGATACATGAGGCGATGGATAAAAATCGCTTTGTAGTGGTAGTGGCACATCGTAGGATGGGTAAAACAGTACAAGCTCTGAACGCGCTGATTAAAGCAGCGATGGAGAACGACAAGCCAAACCCTCGGTATGCGTATATCGCGCCAACATATAGCCAGGCAAAGAGAGTAGCTTGGGATTACCTTACAAACTTTGTAAGACCATTGGATGCTACAGCTAATATAGCGGAGTTAAGAGTAGACTTCTTTGGTAGACGAATACAGTTATACGGATCAGATAACCCAGACTCACTCAGGGGTCAATATTTTGACGGATCAGTTTTAGATGAGATAGGCGATCAGAACCCAAAAATATGGAACGAGATCCTAAGACCTAGTTTGGCAGATCGCAAAGGGTTTTGTCTGTTTATTGGCACACCAAAGGGAAACAATCACTTCAAGGACTTGTTCGACAGAGCAGGGAAAGAAGAAGGATGGAGTGCATTACAGTTCAAGGCAAGCGAAACAAAGCTAATAGATGAACAAGAGTTATGGTCTGCCAGAAAAGAAATGGGAGACGATAAGTACAACCAAGAGTTTGAGTGTAGTTTTAACGCAGCAGTAGAGGGGAGTTACTATGGCAAACTCATCAACGACCTCGAAGAAAAAGGTAGACTTTGCGACATTACGAGAGATGATCTCTGTAGAACTTATGTGGCTTGGGATTTGGGCATGGGTGATAGCACAGCGTTATGGGTGGCACAAGCAACAGGACAAGAAGTAAGACTACTAGACTATGTAGAGAATCATGGTCAAGGACTCGATTGGTATGTCAACTGGCTAAAAGATAACAAGTGGGAGAAAGCAGAACAACTCCTACCACACGATGTAGAAGTAAGAGAATTAGGCACAGGCAAGAGCAGATTGGAAGTGTTGAGAGAAGCTGGACTAGATGTTCGGGTTCTGCCAAGACTTTCTGTAGATGATGGTATTCAGGCAGTTCGTAGACTACTACCGAGATGTTGGTTCAATATGCCACAGGTAAAGCAAGGACTAGACTGTCTTAGGAACTATAGGCGCGATTACGATGAAAAGCGTAATGTCTTTTTTGACAAGCCAATGCACGATTGGGCTAGTCATGGATCAGACTCGTTCAGGTATCTTGCATTAGGAATGGAACAAAACACTACTTGGTCGCAACCGATAACAGTAAAAACTTCATGGATCGTATAAATGGATGAACAAAAACTAAAGGTCATTCTCGAAGCAGAGATAGACGATGCTATCGGCTATGTAGAGACCGAGACAGTAGAGCAACGCACAAAGGCGATCAACTACTACAATCGTTACGAGTATGGCAACGAGATAGATGGTCGTTCTAAGATCGTAACAGGCGAAGTAGCCGAGGTCGTAGATGGCGCTTTACCTCAGTTAATGCGTATCTTTGCTGGATCAGACGAATTAGGTCGGTTTGAGCCTAGGATGCCAGGAGACGAGGAGTTTGCCAAGCAAGCTACCGAACTTACGAACTATGTGTTTTTTAGCGATAACGATGGTGTCATCATCCTACATAACTGGATGAAGGATGCACTTCTACAGAAGAACGGAATCGTAAAGTATTGGTGGGAGGATAGCGAAGATCCTACTAAGGAAGAATACAAAGGATTAAACGCAGAGGAACTAACACTTCTGTTTGCTGATGGTGAAATGGAGTTAATTAGCCAAGAGACCGAGGAAGTAGGCATAGACCCAATGGGTATGCCTATCCTTTCTTACAATGTAGTCATCAAGAAGAAAAAAGAAGTCGGTAAGGTCTGTGTAGAGAATGTGCCACCAGAGGAGTTCTTAATCGCCAAGCGCGATAAGAGCATCAAGAATGCACGATTTGTCGCACATCGCACAGTTAAAACTCGTTCAGACTTAATCGCTATGGGCTATCCACAAGATCAAGTGGACAAGATGCCAGCGTACAACGACCTTACTTACACTCCTGAAAGAGTAGCAAGGTACAGCGCAGGCGAGATGCCAGACGAAACACAAAGCCTAGACTTTACGATGCAAGAAGTAGAGTTGTTTGAGTGCTATATTCGTACCGACTTTGATGGTGATGGTATTGCAGAACTCCGCAAGGTAGTCTATGCAGGCGATCAGATTATTGACAACGAGGAAACAGATCATATTCCCTTTGCAAGCATCTGCCCGATTCCTATGCCACACAAGTTCTTTGGTCAGAGTCTAGCCGACAGAGCAATGGACATACAGCTTATTAAGTCTACGATTACTCGTCAGATCCTAGATAACCTGTACCTAACCAATATGCCTAGGGTTACAGCCCTAGATGGACAAGTAAACCTAGATGACCTACTAACCACATCACCAGGCGGTGTAGTGCGGATTAAGTC